AAGTTGAAAATACTTCCAACACCTATGGGACAACTTATCAAGACAATGCTGGAAAGCGGCGTCAAGTTAGGTGTTTCAAGTCGCGGATCCGGTAACGTCAAGGACGACGGCACTGGCGAAGTATCAGATTTTGAGATTATCACAGTAGATATGGTAGCTCAACCTAGTGCGCCGGGAGCGTACCCAACACCAATTTATGAACACTTGATGAATAGTCGAGGAGGATTAAGTAGCTTGCGCATAGCGCAAGAGGTTAAAGGCGATCCTAAGGCACAGAAATATCTCAAAGAGAGCTTATTATCAATAATAAGCAAACTCCAATAACAAGGAGAATCATATGTTGGATGCGCTAAAAAGTTTATTTGAAAACAATGTGATTTCTGAAGAGATTAAAGAGTCAATTGAACAGGCCTTCGAAGCTCGCATTAGCGAGAGTCGTCAGGTTCTGACTCAACAACTACGCGAAGAATTCGCACAAAAATACGAACACGACAAGAACACAATGATTGAAGCAGTAGATCGTATGATCTCTGAACAATTATCTGCTGAGATTGTTGAATTTGCAGACGATCGTCGTCAACTAGCTGAAATGAAAGTTAAGCTAGTTCAAGAACGTAAAAAGACAGCTAAAGTAATGAGTGAATTTGTTACTCGTCAGTTAGCTTCTGAAGTACGTGAACTACACGAAGATCAAATGGCAATGGCTAGTAAGTTCGGAAAATTGGAACAATTTGTAGTTGAAGCTCTTGCTCAAGAAATTACAGAGTTCTTTAAAGACAAACAAGACTTAGCAGAAACTAAAGTACGTTTAGTTCGCGAAGGTCGTCAAGAAATCAAGAAGGTAAAACAAGATTTCGTTACTCGTGCAGCTAAGATGGTTGAAGGTGTTGTAAGCAAGAACTTACGTTCTGAAATTACATCATTGAAAGAAGACATCGAAGCAGCTCGTAGACAAGATTTTGGCCGTAAATTATTCGAAGCTTTTGCTCAAGAATATTCTGCAAGCTACCTAAATGAAAAATCGGAAACAGCAAAATTACTCAAGGTCATAGACTTGAAAGATTTGGCAATGAAAGAAGCAGCGGAAGCTGTTGTTAAAGCTGAACAAATTTTAGAAAGTAAACAAGCTGAAATCCGTGCTCTTAAAGAGAGCCAAGAAAGAAAAGCAATCATGAGTGAACTACTTGCTCCACTTAACAGTGAGCAACGTGCAATTATGGGAGAGCTAATGGAGACTGTGAAAACAGAACGTCTAAACGAAAGTTTTGAAAAGTACTTGCCGTCAGTAATTAATGGTAAGGCTCCGCAGAAGAAACAGGCACTAGTAGAGGCTAAAGAAATTTATGGAAATAAGATTTCCAACACCAACCGTAGCAGCGAGGCAGTCGATAACATTATTGATATTCGTAAGCTCGCCGGACTTAAAATTTAAGGAGAATTTAAATGTCAGAACTACTTAATGGACGTTGGGCAGAAACAAAAGAAGCCCTATTAGAAGGCTTACAAGGCACTAAAAAATCAGTAATGGGTGTAACTCTAGAAAATACTCGCAAGTATTTGATGGAATCTCCAACTGCTGGTGCTACTTCTGCTGGTAACGTTGCAACTTTAAACCGCGTGATTCTTCCAGTAATCCGTCGTGTTATGCCAACCGTTATTGCTAACGAGTTGGTCGGCGTACAGCCAATGACTGGCCCTGTCGGTCAAATCCACACATTGCGTGTGCGTTATGCAGACTCATCAAGCGGCGCTAATGTGCTAGCTGGTGAAGAGGCATTAAGCCCATTCAAGATTGCTAGTGCTTACTCTGGCAACCAGAACGATGGCACTGCTAAAGCAGCTACTACAGCTTCTTTAGAAGGTCAAGCTGGTAACAGAATGAGCATTCAAATCTTGAAACAAACAGTTGAAGCTAAAACTCGTAAATTGTCTGCACGTTGGACATTCGAGGCTGCTCAAGACGCACAAGCCCAACAAGGTATTGACGTTGAAGCAGAAGTTATGGCTGCTTTGGCACAAGAAATTACAGCTGAAATCGACCAAGAAATTATCGCTTCGTTGACTTCATTAGCTGGTACAGCTACACAAACTTATGACCAAGCTGCCGTTAGCGGTACAGCTACATTCGTTGGTGATGAGCATGCCGCTTTAGCTGTTCAGATCAATCGCGTAAGCAACTTGATCGCTCAACGTACACGTCGTGGTGCAGGTAACTACGCTGTTGTATCACCATTTGCTTTAACAATTCTACAATCTGCTACTACTAGCGCATTTGCTCGTACAACAGAAGGTACATTCGAAGCACCTACAAACACCAAGTTTGTTGGTACATTGAATGGCGCAATGAAGATTTATGTTAACAGCTATGCATATGACACAGCACCTATCCTAATTGGATACAAAGGCTCAAGCGAGAGCGATGCTCCTGCTTTCTATTGCCCATATATCCCATTGATGAGCAGTGGTGTTGTATTGGATCCATCAACATTCGAACCAGTCGTTTCATTCATGACACGTTATGGTTATGTTGAGTTGTCTAACACAGCTTCTTCTCTAGGTAACGCAGCTGACTACTTAGGTCTAGTTGCTATCAATAGCGGTAACGTTAAGTTTAGCTAATTCAAACCTAGGGTTTGTAATAAATCAAAGGGCTCTTCGGAGCCCTTTTTTTATGTAAATACATTATGACCACTACAGCTTTCTTACTTCCTAATACAATTAACCAAGTAACTATTCCTAATGAAATAACAGGCATACCTAGTATTGATTGGAAAGACTTAAACTATATTACTGGCACAGGTTTATATGCTGTTAGCAAACAACCACTTTATACTATTAGTGGGTTGTGGATGGAAACGTTTCTTAGTAACACAAGTCAGATATGGTTAACTGATTTTAACATACCTGTAAATGCTAACACATTAACTGGAATAGAATTTCAATTAAACATACAACGTGCTGCTCGTATCGAAGACTTACTGATACAGTTAACCTTAAACGGCGAATTAATTGGAGATAATCTAGCTAGTTCTATTAATCCTGTACAAAGCAGTATGTATATAAATGATTTAAAAGAACCTGTAGATCCCATAGGAGATTATAATATCTACGGCGGATCAAATAATTTATGGGGAACTACATTATCTAATACTGATGTTACTGATCCTACATTTGGCATTGTAATTAGTTTTAAAAGTAATCAAATATATCCACATAGAGACATTGCCTATGTTGATCAAGTAGCCTTACGAGTCACCTACGCATAAATACAAAGTAATGACTCACATGGGGTGAGTTTTATGCGGAAATCCAACCGCGTATGGCCTAGAACGCCACTTTTCTTAAGGAGAAAATAAAATGGGACGTCCTTTAAATAAAAAATATTTTGGTAACCGCAACATAGGCACTGGCGGCTATCAAACAACACAACACGGTATTTCAAATACTGACACTGAAATAAATGATGGTGATGACCACATTGGCGGCGAAGGCTTTGCAGGAGTTACATTTGGCGCATCGGTAGCTGATACATCATACGGCAGCGGTGCATACTTGGAAAGAATCCCCACAATCTCAATAGCACCACCTACTATCGCTAACGGAGTGGCAGCTGTTGCCACCGTAAGTCATGTGCAAGCAGTTCACGGTGTAGTAAATACTGACGGTACTGGCCCTGGCGCAGACTACTTAACTGGTGATATTTTAACACTAGTTGGTACAAATATAACTCCAGCAAAATTCACAGTTGGCAATTTGGAAGTTTCTCAAGTGAGTATTGTTGCAGGCAATGACGGAACAAACGGTTATGCTGTTGGAGATCCATTAAACTTTGCCAATGGCGTTGTACTAGCTGTGGCAGCCATCAGTGGTGGCGGTGCTCTTGGTCCAGTAACTGGAGTAACTTTTACAAACCGTGGCACTTACAACGGTACTACTCCACCAACAGGCACAGTAACACATGTAAACTCATTGGGTGGTCAAGGATTTACTTGTAACTTTACTTGGGGTGTTAAAGATGTAACAGTGTTACAACAAGGCGATTATACAGCAGTTACTAGTGGTGCATCAGCAACTACAGTGACACATGCAGATTTGTCAGCAAGTTCAGCAGCTGGATGCACATTGGATGTATACTACGGTGTTAAAACAATTACTGTAAGTGAAAAAGGCTCTGGTTACACTGGAATAGAACCAGTTACATTTTCATCCGCAGTTGGTGGAAACAGCGAAACTCGTGCTACTGGTACTATGGTTTTAACAACTGATAGCGGAAATGTTGGCTCAGCAACCAATCAAGAAAACGCTATTATTGCTTATGCTTGGGTAGCTGGTTTGGAAGAAGTTGATATTATTAAACAAGTTTCAACAGATCGTTATCGTATCAATTCAAATGACACTGGTAATAGCGATACAGGATATGTTATTGGTAAATTAAAAGTTGACGGTGTTGCTGGCAGCAGTTTTGTTGGTGCCGAAGGCACACAAATGAACATCTGGGCATTTGATGCAGACGGCGGTTCATATCTTGTTAAGAAATTAACAGCTCGCAAAGCAGTTGTTTATCCATTTGCATGTGTTCGTTTAAGCAAATCAGCTGGCGCATTGTTTGCCGCTGGCCGAGCTGTACCTTGGAAGTTCTTTGAAGGTCAAGCAAATGCTTCAGCTGGTTATGTAAAGATCGAAAACGCTTAATAGAGAAAATTAATGACAAAAGTCGTAAATGTTAGTGATGGTGATTATATACTGCGTGTTCAACCTAATGGCAACATTATTTTAGACACGCAGTGGAACACCACTACTCTTAAATATGGTACAGTTACTATTTTAGGTAATCTTGATGTTAAAGGCACGAATTCCTATATTGAAACTCAAAATACACAGATTAGAGATAACATTTTACAATTAAATGTAGGACAAACTGGAAACGGTATTAGTGCAGCTAATGCATACATATCCGGTGTTGAAATTTTACGAGGATCTTATAGTGCAGCTCAGGTTATTTTTAGCGAGCAAGTACCACACTATGATCCGATAACTTCAACAACTGTCAACGGTACTTTTGTCATGCGAACCGCTGACGGAAAATTAAGCGGACTACAAGTAGCTAGCATTGCTAACTCAGGTACAACTGACTTTGTATTTGACATGCAAAATTCTACTAATGTGATACGAGTAGCAAATGCTAGTGGCGGCTATGAAAACAATGTTAATAATGATAACGATCTTATTAACAGAAAATATTTGTATAACTATGTTGCAGCTAGCGGCGGAGTGGCCACTGTAGATAGAATTTATTTTCCTATTTCTGGAGGAATTGGTAGTTCAACAAGTAGTATTGAAGCGTTTGGATCCAGTATTGTATTTCAAATCTCTCAATTAACTCGTGCTAGGTTAGATGCAGGCGGCTTGTCTATTGATAATATAAACGCTTATCAAAATACAATTACAAATACTGGAGCACATAATCTTGTACTGACAACATCATCTGGATACTCTGTAGAAGTTGCTACTGTCTTAGCATTGGATGATCAGACTTGGAACACACCTGCTTATTCGTCAGGCAATACAAAATTATATTCTAGTAGTACTGTAGGTGCTGGCGGCACAGGTTTGTACTTTACAAATAATCAAGCCGCGCAGACGCCGGACGAATTAATTAGTAGAAGACGTGCAGTAGCACTAAGTATTTTACTATAAGGAAATATAATGGCAATTTCAACAACAAGAATAACAACTAGTAGTACATCTTATACAGCATTTACAGGAGTAACGGTTGCTCCAATCACTGGAAATGCCATTACATGTATTATGATTTGCAATACTGGCAATGATGATACCGCTGTAATAAGTATGTGGGCTGTGCCCAATGATGCAGGAGCAGTTGGATCTCCGAGTACAAGCAATCAAATTGTCAACGCACTGGCTGTGCCAGGTGGTGAAACTGTAAGTTTTGATCAAGAAAAATTAGTATTTGGCAATAACGACACACTGGTAGTTTCTAGTAACGTGTCAAATATGCTAACTGTACTAGTAAGTTGGATTCCAGTATAACATGCGATATCTCAAGCGTCAAAATATAAATCGTAGGATTCCGCAAAGTACAACGGTATACTCAGATGCGGCCGATGCCAACGTCTATGTTAATCCTAGAAACTCTGGTAGTCTAGTATTACCGCAAGGAACAGATGCACAAATTCCAGGCAATCCAGTAAATGGAATGATGCGTTATAATGTTGACCATAATCAAGTACAAGTGTATCAAAGCGGAACTTGGAGAAGTCTAAGATTTAAAGAACCTGGTTTAATCACGCAACAAACGCTTGGTACAGGTGATGCCGACGAAGTCTATTTTGGCCCGTTAACTCCGTCCCCTATTTCGTATGCTAGTACACAAAGTGACATGACTTGGGACATGGTACAAATGGCTAAAAATATTTTAGTTATTGTTGAAAATGTTATTCAAATAAGCGTAACAAACTATACAATAGTACAAAACCCAGCGCCCACTATACATCATCCAGGAGCATATACAACAGGATATTATATATTCTTCAGTAGTCCAGTTCCACTAGGAAAAGTTGTTACTGTATTACATGGTTTTGACCAGTAATACAAGGAGTCTACCATGGGGCGAGAACTAGGTAGAATAAGCGGTCCGTTATTAGCAGATAATCTAAAGCGTAACGGAATTGATCTCGCATTTGAAACAAATCTTTTATATTTTGATGTTACCAATAATCGCATTGGTATTAATTTTAACTCTCCTACAACTGATCTTTTTGTAAACAGTACCACGAATGCTCCAATAGTACGAATTGATACCGAAGCTGATTTTGCCAATTTTGTTGTCAATACTAACACTATAAGTGCTACAACTGGATCAATTACTATATCTCCTGACCAGTCTAGCGACCCTACAATTGTTGTTCCGACATTAAGTACTGCTAATTTAAATTTTAATACAACCTGTATACAAAGTACGCTTACAAGCGACGATATTAATTTTACAGCAACCGGTAGTATAAACTTAAACAACGATGTTTATATCACTGGAGATTTACATGCTACCGGTAGTATTACCTTTGATGGAAATATCACGTTTGGTAATGAACCAACTGATACAGTAACATTTGACGCTGAAGTTGCAAGTGATATCTTACCAAGTGAAACGTTAAAAGACAATCTTGGATATACAAATAATCAATGGTTGGCAGAATACTCAACTAATTTATATGCAACATTAACTAATATCAACAACAGATTATCATCTAATGATATTACAATTGGATCGGTACACTTAACAAATAATCAAATTTACAATATAACTCCTGATAGTTCAGTTGTGTTTAGCCCCAATGGAGCTGGTGTAGTAAATTTAAATAATTTTTTAACATTTAAGGATAATACAATCAGTAATACATCCGGAACTGTACTTACATTTGCACAGTCTGCTGATTTGCCTATAAAGGGTCTTTATAAATTTACAACAGGCGATGTTGGTGCGGTAGTAATTCCACTGGGCGATGCTACAAATTATACTCCTGAAGTTGGAACCATACGTTTTAATCCAACACTTAATACTGGACAGGTATACACAACAGATAACGGCTGGATCAGTTGGCAAGGCCCTCCAGGAGGTATTGCTAACCAAACAACTTACTCAGAGGAAGTACTAATTTATACCCTTATGCTAGGGTTATAACCAAAATCCTATAAATACTATTACTGTAAAATCTGACCAAGGTTTTACGATATTCAACTGTGGTAAACCGACAAAGAGCCGAAAGGATGCGAGAGTGATCTCAAACTAGGTTAACCGTGAAACACGGGGTATACGGGAGCGTAAATGGCTGTTGGTCGAATTTCGGGTCCGCTCTTAAAAGATAATTTGCTTCGCGACGGAGTAGATTTAGCTTTTGAGACGAGCCTTCTTTACTTAGATGTTAATCATAGCCGTGTCGGTATTAACACAGCCTCGCCACAATACGACTTAGATGTCAATGGCACGATCCGTACTACCAATTTAATAGCAACTACAAGTGCCAAACTAGCTACTTTTACCTTTAGTGGTAATACTTTAAGTAGTTCAGATAATACAATTAATCTTACTCCTAGCGGTACAAATGCTGTAGTTTATCAAGGAAAAATCAGCGTAGGCAGTTTAAATATTGCTACAAATACTATTAGTAGTGTTGGAACTAATGTTGACATTAATGTAAGCCCTAGTGGCACAGGCAAAATTAAATTAAACAGTAATACTCTTGTCAACGGAAACTTGCATGCCACTGGTGATATAACTGCAGATGGTAATATTACTCTAGGAAATGCATCTACTGATACTGTAACATTTGATGCTGAAATTAACAGCGATATTTTACCTAACACAAATAATACCCATAGTCTAGGATCTCTTAGTTTAAAATGGAAAAATATATATGTTGGAACCGCCAATTCTGACAATGTTATCAGTACTTCTGTTGCCACATCCGATTTAAAAACTTCGGATTTAGAAATCACCGGAAATACGATAAGTACATATACAACTGACACCGATATTAATTTAACGCCTAACGGTGCCGGAAACGTAGTTTTAAGTAATTTAGCTTTTAGTAATAATAATATTACAAACACTGTAATAGGTGCTGTTACTAATTTTGTTTCAACTGGCAACGGGTATTATAAATTTGGTGGATCGTATGGTTTAGTTATACCGGTCGGAGATAATGCTGATAGACCTCCGCTTATCTTAGATGAGATTGGTATGATTCGATTTAATACCGTGAGTCAAGGAGTAGAAGTTTATAACGGTGCTGCATGGGCTAGTGTTGCGGGAAATAACGGAGGCATAACTAGTAGTGCAGCATCTGATATTGGAATTGCAACAGTTTTAACATTTGGATAAAGAATAATGACATCAGTTTTTAAAAATGTATTAGCGGCAAATTTAGGTACAACACCTACCACGGTGTTAACATCAAATGCATCAGCCACGACTACTATTATTGGTATGAGCGTTACAAACATAACAGCTGATCCTGTAACAATTAGCATAAAACTTACTGACCCAAATGGTGGCGGATTTGGTGTTGCAACTACAGCATATTACTTGCGCAATATTATAGTACCTCCTTATCAAAGTTTACGAGTTATTAACGGCGGCGAAAAATTAATATTAGCAGCTAGTACGGCTGTTGTTATGACAGCTAATACAGATAATAGTTTAGATGTAGTAATGAGCTGGGTAGAGATTAGTTAAGGAATAAAATTATGAGCTATATTGGACAAGATAATTCAAGTGGACTATTAGGTGGAACACCTCGATACTTTTACGGTTTGCGTAGAACTGATGCAGGCGATTTATACATTCAAAAAGTTGACATGATCCAAGGAAGCGATTCTGTAACAATTAACAATGCAGGTGATTCTGCAAATAATTTTATACAATTTGCTGAAGGCGTAGATTTTTTTGAAGGCAGAGATGTTAATCATAATTTAGTATTTGGTAATTTAAATTACGAACAATATCGATGGGCTGACGCCAATATTAACTATTATTTAGATCAAACTACTGGGCAATTTGTAGCTAGAGTTAATCAAGCATATTCATACCCAACAGGTGTATAAAACTACTAATTAACAAGAGATAAACAATGACTGAATTTCAAATAAGCAGAATTAGATTTACATGGAAAGGCCCATGGGTTGCATCTACATCTTATACTAAAGATGATATTGTACAGTACGGCGGAAAAAGTTATGTTTGTCTAATTGGTAATACTGCAACTTCTAATTTTAATACAGACCTTGCCAGTGCATATTGGAGTCTATGGTTTGATGGATATACATGGAAAAATACATGGACCACTAACACCATATACTCAACAGGTGATATAGTAAATTACGGTGGAATAGTTTATATATGTTCAACAAATCATACTAGTGCAAGCTCAGCTTCGCTAGCATCTGCAGGCGGTCTTGAAGCTAATCAAAGTTCATGGACAGCGTATGCAATTACAGAATCTTGGAAATCTGTTTGGACTGTTGGTACACAATACAAAGTCAAAGATGTAGTACGCTATGGAGGTACCTTGTACATTTGTACAACGGCACATATCAGTGCTGCAACAGCATTACCTCCATCAGGCGGCTTAGAATTAAATTTATCATCATGGGCAACATTTAGTGTTTCAGATGATTGGAAAACAGACTGGACTCCAACAACAGCATATAAGGCTAACGATTTAGTACGTTACGGCGGTATACTATATCGTTGTACTACCGGGCACACCAGTGCTACCTACACAACACCTACATATTTAGGTCTTGAAAATGATTTAAGCAAGTGGACAGTAGTACACAACGGTATTCAATATTTGTCAACTTACAACGGATCAAGTTATCGTTATAAAGCAAATGACGTAATTACATATGGTGCCAATGCTTGGATTTGCAGTACATATCATGTATCAACATCTACATTTAATCCTTCAAACTGGACACTATATACTCCAGGCCAAGAATTTGTAAATGCATGGGTCATAGGAACTACCTATCAATTAGGCGATGTAGTACGTTATGGTGGTTATACTTATACAAGCAAAATATCAAATAATACAGGAAACGTACCAAGCACTAGTAGTGCCAATTGGTTATTACTAACACAACAGTACAGCGTACAAGGTGAATGGAATAATACAACACCGTATAAAATTGGTAGTCTAGTTAGAAGAGACGGATATCTATATGTTGCAATACAAGATACAACAGCTGGCATAGAAACTGATAACGGAACATATTGGACCGTAGTAGTACCAGGAAGATATTGGAAAAATATCTGGGCATCGACTACAACATATGTCGTTGGAGATGTTGTTTCTTATAAAGGAACAAGTTTTGAATGCATACTCAGACACGTGTCATCAGTTGCTAGCACTCCGAGTAATACCGGTTCAGCTAGTACATGGTGGAAAACACTAGTACAAGGTGACGAGTTTGATGGATTACTAACTGTTGGAGATTTACCAGTATATGCATCATCTAACCCAGCTTCGGCTTTATTGATTGGCACATACGGTAATGTTTTAAAATCAACAGGAACAGATCCTTCATGGTCTAACTTTGGTGCTGTACCAGGTGTATACTACGTATCAAACACCACAGGAACTGACAGTCTTACTAACGGTACTACTATAAATTCTCCTTGGAAAACTATTGCATATGCTTGCGCCCAAGTTGCCGCCGGTACATTGTATACAAATGCCAATTATTTGCTGAAAGCCAATAAAGCATGGGCTGTGGCAGAAATGTATAACTGGATGATTTATCAAAATAAAAATAATTTAAGTCCGTTTACAACTAGTTCGTCATACGATCCTCAAAAAACGCAACGCGATGCCGAATATATTGTAGACGCACTTGTTTACGACATGGGTCGAGGCGGAAATAGTCAGACAGTAGCGGCAGCATCTGCATATTTTATTCCTGGAACTAATACATTTATTAATACAACTGTGGCAAGTGAAATGCCTTATTTTATAGCGGCACTAAATTATCTCCAGACATTGTTATTAAATGCTGTTAATAATACTGCTCCAGCAACAAGCTATCAATCAGCTAATAATGTTTCTTCAACGTCATTGGCAATTACAAATATAACATCATCTGGAGTGCAAGTAGTAATATCGTTTGCTACGCAAATTACTGAACCGTTTTCAATAGGCGAAACTATAACAGTAAGCGGTGTTATCCCATCTACTTATAATGGAACATATACTGTTTCTACTGTAACAACCAGTAGTGTAACTTTTTTAAGTACAGTAGTTGATTCGTTTATAGGCGGTACACCATCGGTTGTAGGGTCCGCAATTAATCAAACTATTAATCTTAGCTACACTGCAGAAACAAGTGCAGCTTCTTTGGTTACAAATTTAACAAATATTATAATATATGCGTTAACAAATCAAACTACCACAAACATTCCTCCAGCAAATCAAGGACTGACTGCTACAATTTTTATTAAAACAGGCACTTATCAAGAAATACTTCCAATTAGTGTACCAGAAAACACAGCACTAGTTGGAGACGAATTAAGAACTACAATAGTTCAGCCATCTCCGATAACTTCTAGCTTTAATGGATCTATTAATAACGGAAGTGGCGGATCTGGTACAATACTAACTGTGACTTCTATGGTTAGTGGCAGCAATCCAATTTCAATTGGTATGTACATTAGTAGTCCTGTTTGTACATTGCCAACACAAATTACCGCGCAAGTTTCGGGTACTCCAGGCGGTGCTGGAATATATACTGTTAGTAATGCTGCTAATTTTAATAGTATCCTTATTGTAGGCGGATATTCAACAGCTAATATGTTCTATGTACGCAACGGTTCTGGTATCAGAAATATGACGTTATCTGGAATTGTTGGAGTATTACAATCTCCAAACATTTATAGAACTAGCAGACCAAATGCCGGCGCTTATGTAAGTTTAGATCCAGGCACCGGGCCAGCAGATTCTTCAGTGTGGATTTTTAGAAAATCGCCTTATGTACAAAACGTTACTACATTTGGTACCGCATGCGTCGGAATGAAAATTGACGGAACATTACATAATGGCGGAAATAAGTCAATTGTAGCCAACGATTTTACACAAGTACTAAGTGATGGTATTGGTTGCTGGTGTACTGGGTCTGGAGCATTAACAGAACTAGTGTCTGTATTTACATACTATAATGCTGTTGGTTACTTGGCAGATGCTGGCGGACGTATTCGTGCTACTAACGGAAATTGTTCGTATGGTACGTATGGTGCTATAGCCGAAGGATACGATAACACAGAAATTCCACTAACTCCTGTTGTTAATAATAGGGCAACACAAGCACAAGTAGCTGAAGTATTTGCAGGTCAGGCTCAAAATAAAATTTTAGCATTAGAATTTAGTAATTTTGGACAAAATTACACAACAGCCAGCTATAGTTTTACAGGCGCAGGTACTGGAGTTTCAGTTATTGCTGACGAATTTAGAGATAATGCAATATTTGAAACACGTATTACCGGAACTTCTATAGCGGCAGGTGGTAATGGTTACTTAACAGCAGGTAATAATGCTCAAGGCGGCACCAGTTCTACAATTATATTTGCCAGTAATGATCAGAATTTGCCAGCTAATTATTTAGGTCTGCGTGTTTTTATTACTAGCGGAACTGGAGTTGGACAATACGGATATATCCAATCATATAATACGAGCACAAAAACAGCAACAATATACGCAGATTCTACTAGTTTAGCAGGTTGGGATAATATTTTGCCAGGAACTCCTATAGCATCTACATTGGATTCAACAACAGTATATTCAGTTGAAGCTAGAGTAGTTTTTAGTGATCCTGCATATACTTCTACATCAGGTGTGTTGCCAATAGCATCATCGTGGAGTTCAATTGTCTATAGTAACGGATATTATGTTTCAGTAGACCAATCTGGTAATTCCTTATATTCTACCAACGGAACATCGTGGACTAGTACATTCATTAATGCTGCAGTATACACTTCTTTAGCAGCAGGAAAAATTAGCGGAACAACTTATTATGTAACAGTAGCCGCAGGCGCAACTACAGTTGCATATTCAACGACTCCAGGAGTATGGATACAATCTACATTACCAATATCAGATTTATGGTCATCAGTTGCTTACGGTAATAATAAATTTATAGCTATAGGTGCAACTTATACAGCATATACTACAACTGGAACTGTTTGGATACAAAATGGTAGTTTACCTAGTACCACTACATGGTGCGGAGTAGTTTACGGATCTGGACCAGCTACATGGGTTGCGGTAGCCGGACAGTCTGTATCAACTACAACAGCCGCCTATAGTACTAACGATGGCGGAACATGGACGCTGACAACTATGCCAGTATCAGCTGTTTGGACTAGTGTTTCTTACGGCAACGGAAGATTTGTAGCAATTGCCAGTGGAGGAACAGTATCTGCATATTCTTTTGATGGTATTACTTGGATTGCTAGTAACGGATTGCCTAGTACACAAAACTGGTCCAAAGTTTCGTATGCTCAAGGTTTATTTTTTGCTGTAGCATTATCTTCAACAATTGGAGCAACCAGTCAAGACGGTTTAAATTGGATCACTCGATTATTACCTCAAGTATCAAACTGGGTAGGAATTGCTTTTGGCAACCCAACTATTGGCGGCTTAGTAACTCCAAGATGGGTAGCTATCACAGGCGGTGCAGGGCAAAGTACTAGTTTAACATCAATTATTACAGCAGGAGCAACAGCTCGTGGAAGAACTGTAGTAGCATCTGGTAAAATTAGTTCTATTAGAATGTGGGAACCAGGATCAAGCTATAGTTCGACTCCTACTGCAACTATAACAGATCCAAATATAGCCTTAAGTAGTGGAACAGCGGCAACTACTTTATGTAGAACAGCTACAGGAGTACTTGGTAACCCATCATTTACTAATAGGGGTAACGGATATCAAACGTCAACTACAAAATGTACACTAACTGGTGATGGTTTTGCAGATAGTTATCAAATATCTAGTTACCTTACTTTGAATAATTTAGCATCGTTACCAGCTGTTGGATCTAACCTGGTTATTACTGGAGTATCTACAGTTTATAAAATAGTTTTAAACTATACATCTTTGGTAGGCGGTGTTGCTACTTTGCAGGTAACACCAGATATTGATAGGAGTATAAGCCCTATACACGGACAAGGTGTAACTATACGACAAAAATATAGTCAAGTTCGATTAACAGGACACGACTTTCTACTTATTGGAACTGGAAACTTCTCTAGTACAAACTATCCAAATGTGGATGTAAGAACAGCGAACGAAACATTCCAAACTGTTGAAAACAATACCGGACGAGTATTTTATACAAGTACAAATCAAGACGGAAACTTTAACGTAGGTGGATTATTTGCTGTACAGCAAGCATCGGGAATAGTTACACTTGCAGCAAGTGTTGTTAATATTGGCGGTATCACAAGTTTAACCTTGTTAGGATCCCCAACCATAACGGTAAATTCTTTTTCAACTGATGCGTATTTCTTACAAAACTCCGATGTAGTTGTTCCAACCCAAAAAGCAATTAAGGCATATCTGTCCAGAAATATTGCCAACGGTGGATCAAATGCATTTACCGCATTATTAACAGCAGGTGTTACAGCAATTGGAAATCAACGAATTTACAATACAGCTGGCGGATCGGTAAAAATGGCTAAAAAAGTATTAATAACAAAAGGCATTAACGGAAATATGCCTGCAATGACAATGTTTTTAAAATCAGGATTTGATTTTACATAATGATAATTTTAAATAAATATAATAACTTGATAGTTTTTGGAGCTTACAATGGCAGAATTTAAATTAGGAAGATTACGTTTTATATGGCAAGGTGCATGGTCTAGTGCCACAGCAACTTATGTTAAAGACGATATCGTTCGATACGGCGGCAAAACATATATGTGTGTCACTGGTCACACACCTAACGCTAATTTTTATACAGATTTAACTGTAAATTCCTACTGGCAACAAGTGTCAGACGGCTCCACTTGGATGAACAATTGGGCCGTTAGTACCTATTATAAAGTTAATGATCTTGTAGCGTATGGCGGAAGATTATATATTTGTACAACAGGGCATACTAGTAGTTCAAGTCTTGGCACGGGCACAGCTGGCACCGAAACTACAACAGGTTTAGAAGCAGATATTGGAAAATGGAACTTGTATGCAACTGGTTTTAATTGGGTATCCGCTGGATGGAATACATCAACTAGATACAAAATTGGAGATGTTGTAAAATATAACGGTATATCATACTATTGTAATACAGGGCATACTAGTTCTGCAACAACAACATTAGGTCTTGAAGATCAATCAAGTTATTGGGATGTTTATACTAAAGGTCTTAATTGGATATCTGCTGGATGGACTACATCTACTAGATATCGTATCAATGATGTTGTGCTTTACGGCGGCCAAACTTACATATGTAATCTTGGACATACCAGTGCATCATCTGCAACATCGGGCTTAGAAGCCGATCAAGGCAAGTGGGACTACTTTAACAAGGGTATTAATTATTTAGGAACATGGAGTCCTAGTTCTGTTCGTTATAAAGTTAATGACGTTGTAAAATACGGTGCGGATGTTTATATTTGTACAGCATATCATACTTCTCAAACAGCATTTGATTCAAATTCTTGGTCAATTTTTATTGCCGGCCTGCAATTTTATAATAGTTGGACTACCGGAGTAGTTTATCAAATTGGTGATTTAGTTACATACGGTGGCTATGCTTTTATAGCGCAAAGACTAAACACCAGTGTAAATCCTGAAAGCGATGTACTTGCATCAGGCGGAAATTGGCAGTTGTTTACTACTGGATTTAATTTCAGAGGTGATGCATTATTTGACGGAACTCAAAGTTATAAAGTAGGCGATGTAGTACGTCAAAACGGTTATACTTATACGGCATTACTTGATGCACCGAACGCAACTTCAGTACAAGGTACAGGCAATGCAACATACTGGTCTAGACTCAATAGTGGAATTTATTGGAATCCAAGTTCTCAAACATTCACAGGAGTTACAGGAACCAATGTTGTAGGTACTGGACAAGACGCTACATTTAATGTTACTATAAGCAACACTTATTATCTTGTTGTAAAGAATGCAGGTGGTACAGGTTATGCTACTAACGATACTATTAAAATTTTAGGAACAAGTGTTGGCGGAATTAGTCCAGCAAATGATATCATTGTAACAGTATCGGCACAAACAAGCGGCGTGATTGGTGCTGTTACTAATACTGGTTATTCAACAACTTGGGCGACCAGTACAATATATGTACTAGGCGATGCTATTACATACGGCAATAGCAGTTTTATTTGTGTACAAGCACATACCGCATCTAGCGGAAATTCACCAGCAAGTGACACAGTTGGAGCATATTGGAATTTACTAGCAGCTGGTGCAATTACAAGTGTTATGACCACACAGGGCGATATGATATATCAAGGCCCGTCAGGACCAACAAGATTGCCAATTGGATCATCAGGACAAATACTTGGAGTAACTCCTTCAGGTATCCCTGCTTGGAATTATTTTGGTGTCGTTAGTAATGTGTTCTATGTGTCTGCAACTAATGGTGTAGATGCACCGTTGCCTTCATATGGAAATACATTAGACCGCCCATGGAAAACTATTGCATATGCTTGTGCCCAAGTATTAGCTGGAACAGCATTTACAAATACTACAACGCTACTAACAAAAAACAAAAATTTCTTAGTAGCTGAAATGTACAATTGGATGACATATCAAGCAGCCAATAATAACACACCATTTAGCGGTTCGTCAGTTTACGATCCGTATAAAACTCAGCGTGATGCAGGATATGTTATAGATGCAATCATATACGACCTGGCACGTGGCGGCAATAGTCAAACAGTAGCTGCAGCATATTCTTATTTCCAACAAGGATCTAATTTATTCTATAATACAGCAACAACAAACGCAATGCCATTTATTATTGCATCGTTAGGTCGTCTTGCTACAATTTCACAAAATATTATAGCTAATAGTGCGCCAGCATCAACTTATCAAAATACAACAGGTGGATCTGCGGCATTAACAACGCTAGCAATTACTGGTATTACTAGTTTGAATAACCAAGTAACGTTTAGTTTTGCATCGCAAACTCGTTCACCATTTGTTATAGGTGAAACTATAACAGTTACTTCAGTTGTCCCTACTAGCTATAATACAACATATACAGTAGTAGCATTATCAGCAACTAGTGTAACTGTTTCAAGTACAAATACAGCATCATATACTAGCGGTGGAAATATTGCAGGATCTGCTATTAGTCAGGCAATTGATACTAACTATACAGCTGAAACTGGTTCAAGTTCCGCTATTACTACATTATTTGGAATAATTACAACAGCATTAACAGCTCAAAGTACAGCAAGTATTCCTCCTGCAAACCAAGGTGTTACTAGCACAATTAATATTAAAAATGGAACATACCAAGAAGTACTTCCTATCAGCGTAGCTGAAAATACAGCACTAGTTGGTGATGAACTACGTGGTGTTGTTGTTGAACCTCTAATCACTTCGGCTGGATTTACTGGTTCTGTGAGCGGTAATACCCTTACAGCATCAGCAATCACATCAATTTTATCAAGTCAAAATATTACGGCTGCAGCAGTTGGTATTTACGGATCAACTGGTAGCGGCGGTGTACTTACAGTTGCTAGTACAACCGGTTTGCAAACTGGTAACAAATTTGTTATTACTGGCACTGGCGGTGGCGGTGTATCAGCTGGCACATATTTTGTAGGAGCTGTTTTAACTGCTACGACTTTAACACTCTCAAGTAGTTATGCAAATGCTCTTGCCGGAACATATATAACTTTAACTCCAGCAGCTACTATTACTGGTACTACTTTTACAGCAACTGGTAATATTATAAGCGGAATGTTTGTAAGCGGTTCTGCAACAATTACAGCACCATTACAAATAACAGCACAACTAACTGGTGCAAGTAGTACAGCGGCAGCGAATACAGCGTCAACAGGTTCAAGCGGAAGTTTTAACTTAACCGTAACCAGCAATACTGGTATTGCTGTTGGTATGTTTGTATCGGGTAACGGCGGTGCTATCAGCGGTATTCCAGCAAATACATATGTAACTTCTATCAATGGCACAACAATAAAATTAAGCAACGAATTAACTTCAGGCGTTAGTACTACAGTTTATTTCTTCTATGCTGGCGGAACAGGAACATATACTGTTAATAATATTAATGGTTGGTCAATTAGTAGTACATCATTAGTTGCAAGTTATAATACAGCTAACATGTTCTATGTACGAAATGGCGCCGGCATCAGAAATATGACTTTATCTGGTTTAACAGGAACGTTAACATCTGCAAATGCATTTGGATCGTACAGACCAACAGCAGGTGCTTATGTAAGTTTAGATCCAGGCACCGGGCCAGCAGATTCTTCAGTGTGGATTTTTAGAAAATCGCCTTATGTACAAAACGTTACTACATTTGGTACTGCATGTGTTGGATTAAAAATTGACGGAACATTGCACAACGGCGGAAACAGAAGTATAGTTGCCAACGATTTCACACAGGTACTAAGTGATGGTATTGGTTGCTGGTGCACTGGATCTAATGCCTTAACTGAATTAGTTTCAGTGTTTGCATACTATAACACAGCAGGATATCTAGCAGAAGCTGGTGGTAAAATTCGTGCTACTAATGGAAATAGTTCTTATGGAACATTTGGTGTAGTAGCAGAAGGTTACGATGCTTCAGAAACTCCAATTATTGCAAACGTAAACAATAGAGCATTTCAAGCACAGATTGCTAACGTATATACAGATAATTCAAATAAAATTTACCGTTTAGAATATTCTAATGCAGGTTCTGCTTACAATACAGCAACATATTCGTTTAATAGTTCAACTGGATATGGAGTAAGTGCTGTTGCAAATGAATTTAGAGATAATGCTGCTTATGAAGTTCGTTTATTAACAAACGGATCTAGTTATGTTACCATTACAAATACAGGACAGACTGGTAATACATACCAAATAACAATTGCGGCAACTGATATTGGAATTACTAATGCATACAAAGGTATGCGATTAAATCTAATTGGCGGTGCAGGTGTAGGACAAACAGGTTTTGTTGCTGATTTCAATTCAGGAAGTAAAATTGCATTAATGGCTAAAGAAAGTTTTGCACCTTTAACTATTACTGTGACAACAAATGCTAGTGCAAGCAATACCGCCGCAATCATTAATCCTAATACGACTGGCGCAGGCGGTGGCTATATGACAGCTACTGGAACACTTACTGGATCATTTACTCCTGGTATGATTTTAACTAGTGCTGGAACTATTACAGCTGGAACATATATTACTAGTACTAATAGTGGAACAATTGGCTCAGCAAGTCTTGCAAGTGTTATTGGTAGCACTACTGGAACAATTGGCTCAATTACAGGAACTGGTCCCTGGTCAGCCACTATTACCAACATGAGTTCAACAACTGGATTTTATGTCGGTATGCCAATAACAGCAACAACTGGTACTGGAACATTATACGGTGGAAGTCCTACTAGCGTATTAGTTACAAGTATTGTTAGTACTACTAGTATAACATATACAGTTTTTGGAGGTACTACGCCAACAGCTGGTACGGTAACTAACGTTTCCAGTATATTGTTATCAGCTGGCGCAACAAGTACTGGTATAACACCGTATGCTTTATTGCTTGGTGGAGCTATAACAGCTGGAACTTATATTGTAGCGCAAATTAGCGCAACAGGAGCCACAGCTCTTGCAACAGCTACATTCACTGGAACTAGCGGAACTACTTCAATAACATTGACTTCGTTTACCGTTGGTTCTATTAGTAATGTAGTAATTGGACAATTTATTGCACCAATTAGCGGTATGCTTGCTAACACATATGTAACTGCGGTTAACTATCTTACAGGTATAATTACTATTAGTAACACGTTAGTCGGTAACGTAAGCGGGTCAACAAGTGTTTACACAGCTGGCGGATTAGGAACATACGGTATTAATCAAACTGCAACTGGAACGCCAACAACAAGTTTAAGCTATAGTGTCAGTGCAAGTCAAACACGTACTAGTGCAGCTATTTCTGCTACACAAAATACATTAACAGTTGGTAGCAACGTTAGTGTTTATAACGGCATGCCTATGTATGTAAGCGCCACGGTAGGAACAAATTTATTACCTGCTACATTATATTATGCAATGGCTGTAGTTCCTAACAGTAATTTATTCAGTGTTGGTACTAGTAGCGTTGCTACAAGTGCAATAATAATTACTAGCTCATCACCATCGCCTGTATCAGTATATGCAGCTGGGTGGGATCACGTTGTTCTAGGAACTCCTATTGTAGCTAATTTAGACGTTACCACTCAATACATTATTGAACCTCGACTAACATTCTCCAGTCCATCTTTCACTCCAAGTAGCTCTACACAAATATCAGGAACATGGATTGATTGTGTATACGGTGATGATGTTGTTACATATTCTAACATAAGTAGTACAAGCTCAGGCGCAGGAACACTAGCTACGTTTAATGTAGTTAAAACTGGAGTATCTTACGCAGTTACCCAAAGTGCATCCGGCGGCGGATATGTAATTGGGGAAGTACTAGTAATAGCAGGAACTAGTTTAGGAGGCTCGGCAAGTAATGCCATTAATATCGTAGTAACTAATATTGGAGTTAGCGGATCAATCACAAACTTTACATTTACTGGTACAGGTAGCGGTGGTAGATATATTGCAATTGCCAATAGCGGAACTGCAAACCAATATAGTACTAATGGTACATCTTGGACATCCGGTGGAGCACTATCTGCATCAGGAGCATGGACTTCAATAGCATACGGTGCTGGTGTATTTGTAGCAATTGGTGCTGGTACTTCATCAACAACAACATCCACTGGTACATCTTGGACATTAGGCGGCGCATTACAAGCAGGTTCGTGGAGTGCAATATGTTACGGTAATGGAGTTTTTATGGCTGTGGCATCTGGTTCAACAGCAGCTTCATATTCGTCAAACGGCTCATCGTGGGCAGCAACTGGAGCATTACCAGCTAGCACATCATGGTCTGGAGTAGCATATGGCAACGGAACATACGTAGCGATTGCTGCAGGTGGAACACAAGCAGCATACAGCATAACAGGTACAACTTGGGTTACAGCAACCTTGCCAACTACAGCATATTGGAGTTCTGTTGCATTCGGAAGAGGAATTTTTGTTGCAATAGCTACAGGAAGTAATGCATCAGCATATTCTTTAGATGGAATTACATGGGTAGCTAGTCCAGCAGGATTACCTGCAACGTTACAATGGACAAAAGTTCGTTACGGACAAGGCTTGTTCTTTGCAGTTGCAGCTAATTCTACAACAGTTGCTACCTCTGAAGACGGCATTAATTGGACATCTAGAGCACTACTAACTGGAACAAACTGGCAAGGAATTGCGTTTGGAAATCCAACTAGTACTCCGTTATGGGTAGCCATAACTGCAGGAACAACTACAGCAAATTCTATAGTAGCAGGCGCAACAACACAAGCCAGAGCTGTTGCATCAGCTGGTAGTATTTCTTCAGTTAGAATCATTGAGCCAGGAAGTGGTTATGCAACTACTCCTGTAATGACTATAACTGATCCTAATGCAACAATTGCAGCTACTTGGACAGTCAGAACTGGCGTTGGCGCACTTGCTAATCCGACATTTGCAAGTAGAGGATCATTATATGTAAGTGCAAGTGCTACAGTGTCCGGTAATGGATACAGTGATTCGTTCCAAACTGGTGCGTATGTTAATATATCAGGATTGTACACAACGCCAATATCAGGAGCAAACGTTGTATTCTCTGGTAATAGTACGGTTTATAAACTTGTATCAGTATCAAATGTAACATCAAGCGGCGGCGGACTTACTCCTAATAATGCATATTTTAATATTAATCCTGCATTAACAGTGGCTAATGCACCTACACACAACACTACTACTACGATGAGAATTAAGTATAGTCAAGTGCGATTAACAGGACATGATTTCTTAAATATTGGAACTGGAAATTTCTCCAACACCAATTATCCAGGAACTCCGCTAATAGCTGCAGATTCAACAAAACAAACAATTGCAAACGGCGGTGGCCGTGTGTTCTTTACAAGTACTGACCAAGATGGTAACTTTAACGTTGGTAACTTGTTTAATGTTGTACAAAGTACAGGTTCTGCTACTTTAAATGCTAGTGCGTTCTCGCTAGCAGGACTAACATCGCTGACATTGGGTACTACCTCATTAGGCGGATACAATGCTACAATTACTTCATTCTCGTCAGATCCGTATTTTACGGCTAATTCAGACAATGTTGTGCCAACTCAAAAGGCAATTAGAGCATATATAAGCAGCCAAATTGGTGGCGGCGGAAGTAATTTGAATGTAAATACCTTAACGGCAGGTGTGATTTATGTATCTGGTAACACGATAACAACCACAACAGGCGTTTACATCAATGTACCGAGTAAAATGAATTTTACCGGTGGAATCGATGGAATGCCTTTAGCATTCAACTTTTTATTAAGATAACGGAGAATTTATTATGGCATCAGGAAGATTAGGAGCGATTGACATGACCAACGCAGCTACTGACACAGTAGCGTATACGGTTCCAATCAATACATTTAGCGTTGTGAATGTATCATTTTGCAACAGAAATACAACAACTATTACTATTAGATTATCAATTTCTGCTAGTAGTACTGCGTTGGCTACAGAATATTTAGAATATGAAACACAACTACTACCAAACGGTGTTCTTGAAAGAACCGGTATTGTAATGGATGCTGGAAAGATTGTATTGTGTAGAGCAAGTTCAACTGGTTGTACTGTAGTTGTTACGGGTATAGAAACATCAACAACTTAATTATCTGCTAACTTTACAGATAAATAAACTTGAAATATTGGAGATATTAAATGGGAAGAAGAGTCAATACACTGGGCGGAAATCCTGGAGGCGGTTCGTCGGTAACGAAGACCGCTACAACAGCATTTACAGAAACATATTTTAGTAGCGGACAATTAACACAACTTACAGCAACTAGTGCAGGTTATAATGTTACATTGCCGGCGCCTAGTGCTTTTCCAAAAGTATCAGTTTCATACTGGAATGATTCTACTTACACGATGACTGTAACAACTCCTACCGGAGTATTTGCAGGCACCGGCGGAAGTCAAGTAACTGTACAAAGTATTGCTGCAGGTCAAACAATACAAATTGTATCAGACGGTACAAACTATTATTTAGAATGGGAAAATTTACCAGCAAGATTAGCAACATCTGGTGGATTCCTAGCCCAAGCAGGCGCAGGTAATGCAGTTGCGTGGTCAAGTCCTTTTATTAGTGTACCAACAACATCGTTGACTCTTGGTACATATAACAAAAGCAATACAAACGTATCAAAATCACTAGCTGCATCATCTACAAACGGTTCTAGTTTAAGTTATGCAATTACTAGCGGTACTACGCTATTAACAGGATTATCATTAAACAGCTCTGGTGTACTAACTGGTACCATGGCTAACGCTGCAAATGCATCATATACTGTCGATGTTACTATTACAGACACTGTTGGCACTCAACGAGCTGTGTATACATTTTATGTGTCGTTACTAAACCAAATTCCAGTATGGAGTACAACAAGTATTGGTAGTGCTTCAGGGTTGGTTAACAGTTCGTTTAGCACAACAGTTGTTGCTACCGCAGGTACTGGAACGATTACATATTCATTAGTTAGCGGAAGTTTACCTCCTGGTTTAAGTTTAAACGGTACTACGGGTGTTATTAGCGGTAACTGTAGTCAATCTCCAGGCACACAAACATATAATTTCACAATTAGAGCTACAGACGGCCCTTATACAACTGATCAGGCACTTTCTTGGGCAATTACAACCACAATACCTTCTGGAACACAATTGTATACTGGACGCGGCGGCCACTCAAGTTTTGGTGGTAACAGCAACTCAAACGGCGAACAAAACTACTACACTTGGACAGCACCATCAGGTGTAAACAGTGTGTCTGCAATTGTTGTAGGTGGTGGCGGCGGCGGTTACTATGGTTGGGCAGTTTGCGGCGGTGCCGGTGGCGCATTAATCTGGGCCAACGGTATACCTGTAACTCCAGGTTCTGGCTATTTTGTAAACGTAGGAAATGGTGGTTGTTGGAGTCAATCTCCAGGCGGTTGTAGTGTATTTTGCGGAGATAGCACATTTATGATTGCCTACGGCGGATGCTGTGGATGCGGCGCAGGTTGCGCATACATGGGTGGATCAAACACAGGCTATTGTGCAAGTTATGGAAACGTAGCATGGTCCAGCACAGCTGGCGGCGGCGGCGGCGCAGCTGGTTATTGCTGTAACAATACATATACATACTGTAACTGTGGATACGGCGGCGGTGGTGGCTCAGCTTGTCAATATCATAGCTCAACTTACGGTACAGCAGGCGGCGGCGGCGTTGGAATTATTACCCAAGGAACCAACGGCGCTGGCGGCTCAAACGGAATTTCAGGATGCGGAGGATCGGGTGGCCAAAACGGTGGACATGGAGAACCATATAGCAACGGTATTGGCAACGGTTACGGCCAAGGCGGTTGCTACGGCGGTGGCGGCGGCGGTGGCGGAACATCACACGGCGGCGGTTGGGGCGGCACAGGAGCGGTTAGAATTATTTGGGGTTCAGGCAGAAGCTACCCTAATGCTTCAAGTTAATCTAATCTAAAAGGACAAACATAGAATGACGTTATATATTAAAATTGATGAAGACGGAAACCCAGTAGATTTTCCAATAACAGAAGAAAACATAGAACATTATTTTGAATTTATTGGGCCAATTACGCCTGAATCATTAAAAGAACATGGATTTGCAGAACTAATTAACGGCGAAAATCCTGGACTAGGGATCATGCCGCAATATGAAGTTCTAGATATAGTTCGAACAAATATTGTTAAAAATCCAGATGGCACCATTGAACAAAAATGGATTGTCCAGGAGTTATCAAATCACGAAAAAATGAGACGTTGGGTTCTTCCAGCAAGGGGTTATAAATTACTAATGAGTGACTGGACTCAAGTAGCTGATAGTCCATTATCTGATGAAGAAAAAGCATCATGGCGAGCATATCGAGCAGCCTTACGAGATATGACAGATACTGATTTGACAAATATCAAAGATATTGCTGAAATTTCTTGGCCAGAAGCACCTGGTCAGCTATCAAGTTCTGATTCAAAATGGCTTCCTGAGCCACCAATATATATTGCACCTCCTAGCAATCCTGATTGGCCAGACGACGTAGATCCTAATTTAGTACCGTTAACTCCTCAGCGACCCGCTCCGGCAAGTGGTAAATCGCTTGAAGAATAAACAACTAACAAATTAAAAAATCCCGCAAGTTGCGGGATTTTTATGATTAAATTTTAAAATAATTGTAACCAAATACCGTATCTACTAAATCAAGTCCGCTTGGACCATAGACCCAATTAAAATTACCATAAAAGTTGTTTGTTTTTATTTTTTTCATCAACAACAATGCATTGTGAAAACTCATACTTTCATTTAATTTTTCTTTTGATACGTTTACAGTTTTATTCCAAAATTCAGTACTATAAATAGATCCGCCGTGATATTTGAAATAAAACATATCTTTTAATGCATGAACGTGTGTAATGTATCTAGAATTTATTGCTATGTCGTCAGTTTCGCCTGTAATATATTCAAAGAACAATCTATTAATTGCATCATAATTCCATAAAGAATTACCAAACATTGGTTCAAAGAATAATGCTGTGTTTCCATTTTTAATTATTCTATTCTCTAAAACGTTTTTTGCATAGTAAGGAGTAAATTTGTATTCAATATTTTCTAATTCTTCTATTGAAATGTTTATTTCTTTAGCAAAGTTTTTCTTAGCATCTTCTATACTAACAAGATTATCGTTAAACAAATATCCATTACTAATTCTAGTAGACAAAGGAATCTGAAACATCCACCCATCGACAGTAGCACGATGTACAGTATATTGCCAATCTGTACCATCGCCCGGAATATTATGTATCAGCGCATGATTTAATACTGGACTTTGTAGAACAAAATAATTATCTAAATCATTAGAAAATCCTCTACTATCCATTACAAAATCATATTGATATTCTGCATCATCTACAGTTACAGTTGCATGTTCTACTCCATTTACTAACGAATTAACATGTCCTTCTATTATTTTGAATTTATTACCCCATGTATTTTTTAGTCTGGGCAATGCAAAATCTTTTAATTTAAATGTATTAAAATGCAAAGCAAATACGCCGTCGCCCAGTGTTAGTAGCGGCCCATGAAAATCTTGATCCCTCCAATTTTCATACTTAGTAGTCCATTTGATTGTTGCATCAAGATGATGCATGTCTTTTTCAAAATCAAAATTTAAA